CCACACACAAAAAAAACCCACAGTATTATAAAAAAAAAAAAAAACCCCCCCCGGAAAACAAAAAAAAGCGGGGGGGTGTATGCCTGGTTGGAGAAAGGACGAGACAACCAGGGCTGCGACGTACCCATAGGGGGGCGAATAACTCAAACGTCGTACCTCTATTTTACCAATGGCAGTGTGATATACACAACTACTTGATATGGAAAATAGACTGGATAGCTTTTACAAGCCATTGCACCATACCATGAATAGATACAAGCAGCTTGCGGTTCTCCTCTACCTTGTCGTCCTCTTTAGCTTCTGGCTCGGCTGGAGTCTCTGGCGTTTCTGGCTCAGGGACAGCGGCGCGGTTTTGGCGCTCAGCTTCTGCGGCCTTTGCCTCTTCTGCTGCTTTAGCCTTAGCCTCTGCTTCCGCACGAGCTTCTGCTTCGTGGGCTGCTCGGGTCACAGCCTCTTGGCGCTGTCGGTACTCCTCAGAGGCCAGCAAATCGCGCTCAATTGCGCCGTAGTCCCAACCTTGGGCAATCTGCCCTCGGTAGTGCTTTAGCCCTTCCTCGTCCGCCTCACGGCCTAATACGCGCTGGTAGATGCGGTTAATCTCATCTATCTGGCTCTGGATAGCCTTACGGCCAGCTTCTGCCTCTTCGTCACGGCGTTGGCGCACAATGCGGCCCTCTTGTGAGTTGGCCAAATCATCTTCGATTTGCTGCCAGTTCCACCCGGCGTCAATCTGCTTAAGGTAGTGGCTCTTTGCACCTTCGTCTACCTCGCGGCCAAGCACTTTGTGGTACAAACCGTTAAGGTGGTTAATCTCTGCGCTGCGGTCACTGGTGCGCACGATATTCTCAACGTAGCTACGGACACGGTAAATGTTGTAGCTACCAATACGCCATGGTGCGTCGATAGGTGAGACGTTAGCGCTGTAGACAGTGCCTACACCGTAATCAGCAGTACGTTGGCCGCTAGCACTTACGTTCTCCTCAAACACAGTACCATCGCCCATGTAAACGCCAATGTGGCCGTAACCGCCGCCATCGTATGGCCAGACGATAATATCGCCACGCTTCAGGTCGCCTACACGATCAGCGATACCTTGTGCTACGAGAGTGTTGCCAAAGTCTTTAGCGTCACCACGAGCGGCAAATGGGGCTGGTACGTTCTCGCACATCTCAGCTAAAAACCACTTAATGAGGCTAACACACTGCCCAGTTAGTACACCTTCGGTGTTATCAGATAACCCAGCAGGGAAAAAGATGCCAATGCGCTTGCTTGCCCAGTCTTGTGCGTTTGCATCTACTGCCATTATTTAGCCTCCGTGCTCTCGTCATCAGCGTAGAAAGCTTTGTACAAGCCCTCTGCTGCGTTCCAAGCGTAGCTAATAGCACCGCTCCAGGTAGCAAACAGGCCCATACTTGGTAGCAAACCAAGGTCAAATAGTTGCTTCTCAAGGCCAGGCACAGCCAAGAGGCCAAGCGCTGCCGTCAAAGCAGCCAATACAACCTGTAGGCCGGTACGAACTGCGCGCCCAAGTTTAGTGTGTTTGTTTAGTAGTTGTTTTGCAAATTCCATTGCAAACCTCCATTTAATTAAATTGTTATGCAATTAGGTTGGTGGTCGATTTTGTATAAACGCCTGTACGCGCTGTTCTGCTCGCTTGGATACTTCCAGGCAATCCATGATGTTTGATTGCCAGAGTTATCTTTAACATCCACACAAGCTAACACGGGGCTTTGGCCATCTGCGCCGTTCGCCCCGTTTACTCCGCTCAAGCCTGCTGCGCCAGTTGCTCCTGTCGCTCCGGTAGCTCCAGTCTCTCCCTTACATTTACCGTTCGCACAGTACCGCGCCACGGCTGCGGCTACTTGCTCGTCAGATACGTTTTTACCGTCACTCCCCTTACAGTTCCCACTTGCACAATATGATGCTACAGCAGCGGCCACCTGTGCGCTAGTGGGCGACTCTGAACACTTATTGGTAATACAGTAGGCTTTAACCGCCACAGCAATTTCTGTAGCGGTTGGTGCTCTACCGTCTGCCCCGTCTTTACCGGACGTACCAATAACTGAACCGACATTGCGAGCCTCGCCGTCGGAGTAGTAGACGACTAGATTGCCGTTTTTGTCTACTTGGGCGTTGGTAATACTAGTTACTGGCTTTTCTACCTTTGCGCCACCACTTATGGTGACAGATTGGCCAGGCTGGAGCGTAAGGCTTTTAAAGAGAGTGTAGCCACTAAAGGCCAGGCTAAATATCATGGCCACTGATAGCGCTTTAAGCAGCTTGTCTCGCTTCAACCACTCTACGGCGTGTCGTACCTTGCTCATCGTAGCAACCCCCCACTCCCCCTGCTCAGCAATGCAATAGCTATGGGAATAAATGAGGTGATCACAGCGCCGACTACGAGACGAAACAGCCAGCGGTTGCGGTCTCTTGCGTCTGCTGCGTCGGCTTTTAGGTCTTTAATTTCGCCATTAAGCTCGCGAATCTGTGATTCAATGTCTTTTTTGTACAAGTCAAGCGCGTATATAGGCACAAAGTTACCCTCTTTGCGCGCCTCATGCTTTTGTATAGCGTCGTCTATAGCCTCTTTAACCTCGTACTTATTCATTGGCTGTAGATCGCTCATCGTTTGGTATACTCCATGATTACTAGGGCTGTGCCATCCGACCGGGTATTGTAACGGAGTTGTTGCACACCGTTATAGACTGCGAGTTTTGCCTGGAAGTACTGCAAGTTCGGGGCTGCCGGGTTGGTGTAACCGTTCGGATAGCGCTCACCATTAGCCATGTTAAGAACAGCATCAAAATTAATGAGACTATCCACCATAGCAAATGTGCCGTCGGCAAAACCGTTTTCTGCGCCATTGCCAATTGTGTTAAATCTGAACACTTTGCGGTAGATTGGCTTGCCGTCGATAAAGGTTTTGTTGGTGTTAATTTCGCTTGTGGAATACTTATTTTCATTGAATTGTGTCCAATCGATTGCGTTGCGGCCGATACTGCTATCACCGTAGCCCTTAAAGTTGATTGATTTATCTTTCATGAAACGACCATCAACAAAGCCTGGTGATGCAAAGTCCCTAATGTCGATGCACTTATTGTAGGTAATCTGCGTAACGCCGGCGTCCACGCGCACCTTGGATAGCCCGATAAATGGGTTACCAGCGCCTACCACGGATTGAATTTGGCTTTCGCTAGCACCTTGCGGGTTGCTTGATGGCGCGCCCTGCACAACCATGAGCTTGCACATGTTGTTACTGTTGTTGGTCACACCGGTTGTTGGCGTAACCTTCATGTCAACATAAAGCACAACGGTGTCGATACGTGGGTTGCTTGTGTTAGCGGTTGGTATGGTTAGCGTCTCTGGCGCGTCTAATCCACAGTAGACACGGTACATTTTACCACCACTGTTACGTGGCAGGGCTGCAATACCGCTATCTACCTTCACAGACATGCCCGGAGTGTCAGTAGGCGTTACTACGAGCCCGCCGATCACGTCGCCTTGGATATGCCAGCTAAAGCCAATCATATGGCCGTACTCGTCGGTTTTACCTCCGTCTCGGTTAAATACAAGTCTTGTCATTATGTGTAATCCTTTCAGTTTATATTGTAGTCAAAATATTAATCTTCAGCGAGCCCCTACCAGCAGCGTACAGGTAGAATTTACCGCGCCAGATGCCATTATTGCGCCTGTTGCCGTCTAATACGATCTGCCAGCGCTGCACGCCGTCTATGGGGCGTAATCGCTGCACATGATGATCTACCGATCTTTCTGCTTCGTGCGTCTCAGACTTGACGACAAGGCGGTATACGAGGCTGCGTAGTCCGTCCTTGTCTAATTCCTTGGGCACAAAAGTAACATCTATCACTCGATCGTTAAACCCGACATTGTCCAAATCAACGTCCCACCTGTTACCGCTCTGAACGATGCTTGTGCGCACACTGTCACTACCAAAGCCCTGCTGCCCTAGCTTTATCTCGTCACGGAATCGCCGCAAGGCATTGATACGCTGGTAAAGGCGGTTAGCCGTCATTAAATCCATCCTAGACATGCTCTACCACTCCCATTTCTACGTTATCGTTTGCTACTATGTACACTTTCATACTCACAGTTTGGCCGGCAGTGCCCGTAACACCTACAAGCCACTCAACCTGGTTTGTGCGGTCAGACACGAGCGGTAGGGGCTGTATGATGCGCTTAAAGAATTGGCCAAACGGTTTCGTCTTCTGGTCTGTCTCATACACTAGTGTGCCGTCAGGATAGCGCGCCTCAAAAATAATGTCAGCAAATAGCACATCACTATGTTTGGCGGTTGCTGTGACACGTAGGAATTTAGCACCAGCATTGCCGAACTGTCCACCGCGAGGTAGTGGCCCTTGCCAGTCGGCTACAGCGTTGGTGCTGTTTTCAGTAAAGCGCAAGTTGTCGCCGCTAATGATCTGCGACTCTTTAATCTCGGCCATCTCTTTTTCTAGCTCGGATAGTATAGCCTCGAGCCTCTCACCTGGCAGCTCGCTCATTCTCTCAACTGTCATTTTACACTTACCTCTATATAACCGGCACACGTACCGCGCACACGTACTTTAAAGCGAAGGCGGCAGATATTGCCGGTGTTTAGTATGAGTGTCTTCCATCGTGTCTTTAGCGGGTCGCCTGCTAGCGACTCGTCAATCTCCATGAGCTTGCGCACAGTTACGGCAGCACCATCGCTATCCTCGTAATATAAACCACCCTGTATCGAGCTATATTGTGGAAAGCTCCACGCGTCCTGGTTTATCATGTCCATATACATAAACATGTAGCCGTTTACGATAGGCTGCGTCTGCGAGCCATTACCAGTAAACGTTACCGTAATCTCTCGTGAGCCGTTAGGAATCGTGCCGTCGTAGTCCCACGTACGGCCTGTTTCGCTCTCATAGGTACGCACACCGCTCTTACCAGAGGTAGGTTGTGTATGTTTTAGCTCTCTAAAGTCTATCTGGAGTTGCCTCAGCTCCTCAAATAGAGTGTTTTCAGACAAGCGATCAAGTCTAGTCATCGTCTTGATCCTCTTGGATCTGCGGCACTGTAAAGTCATCCAAGTACACTTCTATCTGCTCTTCAAAACCGTTGTCGTCCAAGTGCACCTCAATCTTTTGCACCTGGTACACTTTATTCAGCCCCTCAATCATACTGTGGCCGCTTGTGCGCACAGGTATGTAGTCGCCAACCTTGATGTAGTTTGTATCAAACTCGCGCCCGGTCACGGTGATCTTAGGAATCTCAAGCATGGTAGAGTACTTAGCTACGGCAGCGGCAGTGTTTTGGTTTAGAGTGCTTTGCTCTTTCACACTGTTGAACGTCACAACCTTCTCACGTGTGTAGTAGGAGTTAATACTCAACGGGTCGCTCTGCACTGATACGATTTGGTCGTCGCCAAAGCCAGAACCAAGCCCCCAGATTTTGTTGTACACACTGGTAGCCGAACGTTCGATGCTAGCGCTCTTCACGTTGCCTTCAGGGCCGCCTACGACAAACTCAATGTCAGTACGCGGCGAGCCAAATGTAGGTAGCGTGTAAAACTTTTTGTCAGGGGTAACCCTCACGTCAAAATTGCCGTCAATAAGGTTGGTAAGCTTTAGTATCTTATCTTTAACGTCGGCACGCTTATATGTGCGGTCACGTAGCTTGCCGGTCATGTATTGCCCCTCGTGCGGTACTTCAATGCCCATATCTCCTGCGCTATCGCTCTGGACGCGGCGCACAAGGTCAAGTGCAATCTCTGCGGCGTCTGTCTGGCGGTACTCATTGGTTATCAGGCGGTCTTTAAGCATGTTTAGGTAGCCAGTCACACGCACTTCAATATCAGCCTCTTGGTCGATCTTGATGGTGGTAGACGTGACTTGGCCGCCTACAATGTACACACCGTTACGCTTTACCCGCACGTCTGTCTGTAACGGGTAAAGCAGCGACTGCGGAGGCGTGCCAATACCGGCACAGTACCGCTCAAACTCGTGTAGATCTACCATAAACTCGATAGTGTCAGCTTCGTTGCGCTCAGTAGAGTAGCGCCGGTTTTTACAGAGGTGGGTAATGTCTGCGAGCTTCTGGCCATTCTTGTGCCATAGCTCAAATGCATACTCGCTGCCATGTTTAAAGTCCATGCTATACCCCCATAAAGCCGTTACGCCACTCAACTGTAGCTACTACTGTATCAGCACCGCTTGCGCTCTCCAGTCTAAATACGTTGTCGCCTGGCTGTAAGCTAAAGAACGTGCTTTGGTCACTTAGCTTGTCAAAGATGTTACCGCCGTTTAGTAGGACGCTACGGGTACGAGTGTCAATGACAACCTCACTGCCTTCAGGCGCGCTAAAGCCAGACAACTGCACAAGCTTGCCTGTAGTCACATTAATCAGTGTTGGGTCGGTCATGCTGCCCTTGAACTTGATCACAGGCTTTACTGGAGTGTTACCATTGTTACGCGCTGTAACCTCGCCACTACCAGCCTGCCAGCTAACAGGTAGCACGTATGGGAATACGTAACCACCGCCACGCTGCTTGCCAACTTGTACAGATAGCGCCGTGCCATCTGTGTTGTCGTAGATAACAGGGTCAGGACACAGAAACTCAAAGCGAAAGTCAGAACTGTTGATTAACCGGTCAAAGTCCATCTCTGAATCTGTCAGGTGTCCATTTACCAAGTATGAGTTACCAGCATTAGTGATCAGCTCAATAGCGATTGATCTTTGCCGTACGGCCGCCATAATCTCTTTGCGCTTCTCTTCTAGCTCCGCTTCATCCTCACCGAATATACGCCCTTGTATAGACACTTTGCGCATACCGTAAAACTGTGAGGCGACGTAGCCGCCGTCTCTCTCAGTCAAGACGGCGCTACTCGTACGAATCTCAGGAATAGCAAAACCCTTTACTGTGTCCAGGTAAAATCTACTCTCTCGATCGTTTATTACAAAGTTGTTTAGTTTAATGATCATCCTCTTGCTAACCTCCAGCCGATTTGCTCGATTACATTGTGCGCATCAACGTCGTTGTGTACTTCCATGTGTTGTATTGTAACACCGCCACCACCACCTCGGCTATTCCGGAAAGCGTTTGCTGTTTGTGTAGCAGTGTACACGTCAGCGCCCTTTGGAAGGTTAACCAGCTCAGGGCCGCGCTCTCCAACCAGTGTGACACCACCGGCGTAGTTCTTCGCACCGAAAGCGAGGCGAGGCAAGCCAACGTGAGGAATACCAGGAATGTGCACGCCAGGTATTTTGTTGATGATGCCGGCCGCACCGTTGATCATACTGATAAAGCTGTTGAGGCCGTTTTGTACCATGCCGATAATGCCGTTAACGACACCACGGATAGTACCACCGATCATATTACCAGCTACAGTACCGATTGGTCGGAAAAAGCTCGCAACAGCGTTGTACACGCCGCTTGCTACACCGATGATGCTATTTAATGCACCAGATGCTGCATTAGCTGCCCAGCCGAACACAGCGCCAAAGAAATTACCGACACCAGAGAAGATACCCCGTATTTGATTCCAGACACCGCCGAAAAAGCCAGCGATAGGCGACCACACGGCCATAACTACAGCAGACGCGGTTTGGAAGACTGCTTGGATAAAGCCGGTAACAGCTTGGAATCCAGCCGATATGCCGCTCCACAAAGCGTTTAGCACGGCCATAATCTGGTCTTTAAACGTGATCACAAGCCCGATAAGCAGCGAGAACGGCCAGAACATGATGGCTAGGATGGTCGGGCCCCAGTTTTGCAAGAAGCTCGTCACATTATTGAAAGCAGTGGTAATAGCTTGCCATACGTTGCTTAAAGCCTGCCCAATGCCGGTAAAGATACCAGTGAACCACTCAACCATGCCGTTCCAGGCGGTTTTGATCCACTCTACCGCATTGCTAAAGATATGAAAGTGGTTTTCAAGGTCGATCAAAAGCGGAATCAGCGCCGCTATCACTGTTATAATCAAGCCGAGTGGGTTGGTGCGTAGCACAGTGCTCAATGCCCCGATCACACTACCAGCTTCCTTTATTTTCACACTAAGCTGCCCAAACCAGCCTACAACATGGGCTATTTTAAGTGCCACAAAGCCAGCTGCAACCATCTTAAGTACTGGTAACAATGCGGTAAGGACGTTGCCAAACGCTTCAATAGCGCCAGAGCCAGCAAGCTGCTTGATTATCTTTGTAAGCTCTGGCAATAGCTTCTGCCCAAAGTCTGTAGCCACAGTTTCTATTGTGCTCTTCAGGTTGTCCAGTGCACCGTTAAAGCCGCTATTCTGCGCCTTGGCCAAGTCCATAGCAGCGCCAGAACGGCCCACAGCCTTTGACATGTCATCGTATGACTTACCAGCCGAATCAGCAAGGAAAGCGGCCGCACGGAAGGCGTCAGTGCCGAATATAGTGGCGAGTGCTTGCTGCTTCTGCTCTTCAGACAGCCCTTTAAGTCCGTTTTGGAGGTTTTGGGCCAGCTGTCGCATACCAACGAACTTACCGCTAGCGTCGTAAGCATTAATGCCCAACTCATGCATTAGGTTGGCGGCCTTTTTGCTCGGGTTGGCCAAGCTAATAAGCATAGTCTTGAGTGACGTACCAGCGTCAGAACCTTGCATACCACGGTTAGCGAACAAACCAAGGGTGGTTACTGTATCCTCTAACGACACACCAAACTGGCTAGCAACAGCAGCAGACTGCTGGAGGCCTAGAGAGAGGCCGCGAATATCTGTAGCGGAGGCATTAGCACCGTTAGCAAGAACGTCAGCAACCTTGCCGGCGTCGCTTCCTTTCAATTTGAAAGCGTTCAAGGCTTGGGCTGCGATAGTAGCAGCATCTGCCACGTCAATCTGGCCCGCTTTAGCAAGCGACATAACACCCTTTGATGCAGCTAGCGTATCATTCACCGACAAACCGGCCTTTGATAGCTCTGTCATGGCGTTTGCGGCGTCTCTAGCACTCACACCAGGCAAAGACGCATCTTGGCCCAACTCACGCGCTTTAGCGGCCACCATGGCCATCTGCTGCGCTGTAGCACCAGACACTGATTTGAATATGTTCAAGCCTTGCTCGTAGTCGCCGGCCATCTTCACAGAGGCTACACCGGCAGCTAATGCACCAGCGCCCACAAGCTTCATAGCCGAACCGACTGGCTCTAGGTGCTTTTTAAGCTTCCCAGAGGCGGCACTAACCCTGTCCATCTCTTGGGTGGCTTGGTCTCGTGCCTTGATAATGATCTGTATAGTATTAGCCATGGTTGTTTACGCTGCTATTCTGGCGCATTGCCTTTTTATTCTCGTACTCGCTCCGCTTGTCTTCAAGATAGAATATCTTCATCATGTAATTAACCTCTGCGACCGGCTCGTCGTCCATCTCTTGGGCTGTTAGCCCAAACTCTTTACGATAACGCCGGCGAGTTAGCAAGTCCAATGTGGCTGCTTCCTTCGCCGGCCTATCGTAGTAAATGACGCGCTCCAAGTCGCTAACTATTTTGGGTCAGTAGCACCAACCGCCGCAACAATCACTTGCGAGGCTGCGGACACTGGCAAATCGTCCAGGTCGTCAGCTTCTGCGTCTACTAATTCACCGTTAAAGACGATCTTGCCGCCAACAAAACCCTTTTTAACCATAGGCAGCAACTGTGCTGTCTGGTCGTCGGTTAGCTCGCCGTCTGCGCTAGCTTCGCCCTGGAAGTTGCGTAGCTCTGGCAGCTGCTTCATGGTTAGCGGTGCAATCTCGATGTAAGCGTCCTTCCATAGCTTGCCGTACTTCTCGGCTAGCATGGCTAGGCTTACTTTGGTTGCAAATTGTTGTGATAAACGGCCCATATTGGTTGGTGTCCTTTCCTATTTGATTTATTAGTAACTTGCGGTGCTGTTCACCAGCTCTGCCTCAATCTGCGTGCCGTTAGCAGCAGAGAAGAGGCCTTGCACGGTAAACTTCTCCATAACAACGTCATCAAGCCCTTGGTCGCGCTCCCACTCAGAGATAACGACGGCAGGCAAGGTAAACTTAAGCGATGGGTTTTCGTCCTTAGCTGTACCGATCTTATCGTCGGTGTTTACCATTGAAAGCTCAAGTGCGTACTTGGTGTTCTTAAGCGAGGCGTCCTTAAGCGTGTTATCGCTGTAGCGGCGCTCGCACTCAAAGCTCACGTCAAAGGCTTTGTTGTGAATCTCAGCAGGAGTGACGCTACCAGCTTCGTAGTAAGCCTCAGTGTTGCGCTCAATCTTCACCTTTGCACTCTTGATAGATACACGTGGTGCGGCTGCAAGACCGGCTTTGTTAGCGGCCATCTTCAGCTGGCAGTACTTGCTGGTAAACTCAGCCTCAGATTCCACAAACGTGACTGTGCTCGTAGCAGGCACGCCGCGGCGGCCGATAAAGTCAGCTGTGTACTTCACGTACTCACCAGTGACAATGTCAATCTCAAGGCTCTTAAGGCACGACAGCTCGTACTTAAGGTCAGCAGCTGGTGACTTTTCAAAGATAGTCAAGCTTGGTGACAGGTTGCTATTAAGGCGGGTAAAGTTATGCTTAAACGTACCAGCCTTTGCGCCGGCAGCGCTCGTAACTTGCCCAAGGGCAGCAAGCAGGATCAAGCCAAAGCTTTCTACCTGGATCTTGCCCTCAATCTTGCCCTCGCTCCAAATCTGCGTAACGATGGCGTCGTTGTTAAGGTCAATCACGCCCATGGCGCTATTGTTAAGTGCACTCTCGTGCTTGTCTTGTAGGTCGGCGCTCAGGTGTGGTATCCAGTGAGACGCGGTAGCAGCAGCTGTGCCACGTGTGGTCTCTTTGGCGATACCATAGCTAATGCGTCGGCCGATAAAGTCGATGTTTGCCATTATTTGGCCTCCGTGTTACTGTTATCATCTGATGTATCAGGCTCAGCCTCTACTGGCTCAGCTTCATCAAACGTTTCTTTGATCATGTTATCAAACCTTAAAGCCGCCTCCTGTGCCGACGTAGCTTCTACAGTCGTGCCAGTCTCGGGGTTAAAGTAGATACGTTTTACTAATTGGTTATCGTTCATGTTCATACTCCTACCTGATTATAAACAATTTACTAGTTACCTGTGTAGTGGTCGTAGCGTACTACAACGTTGATAGTAGCCACTAAAGCCATTACCGGCTCTGTGGTCACGCTCCAGCCGGCAGACGTTGGCACAACGCCTAGCACACGGTCTTTACCGCGGTGTCGTAGCCCGTCTAGGTCTACCGTGTCGTCTATTGCGTCACGGATGAGGCCAGACAGTGTGCGCATGTTCTTAAAGTCCTCTGCGCGCTGGCTATTGTTCTCACTCATAGGTATGATGGCGTAGATGTTAAAGCCCTCACGCCTATGTACTTCTGTGTTCTGCCCAAGCTCCGCCGGTGCGTCGTCTGGCACAATCATGGCAGCAGGGTAGCCCTGGTACTTATTTACTCCATCGTCGTAGTCTACAACGTCAGCAAAGACAGGGTTGCCGTCATCGTCACGGATAGCCTTTACTACCTCTATTAACTTATTGCTGATCTTATTTTGCATGTTACGCCTCCAACTTACTTATTACGTTTGCTATAGCCCGTGCTGCGTACTCTTGTATCTGTGGCTCTGTCTCTTTGTACGTCTTCTCAATAAATGGCTGCGGCTGCGTACCTTTACGAGCAATCGAGCGGGCGACAACGAATGGTGACACACTACCTAGCTTGGCCCGTACCCACCGTTGAAAGTCTTCGTTCTTCCATGGTGGTATACGACTGCCTGGCTTGCGACCCTTCTCGATCACCTCAGCGTACTTGCTCAGCGGCGTAATCTTTGCCTCGCCATTGCCAACCGTACGCTGGATATTGCCCGCCAGACGCTGTGTAACGCCCACAGGGGCGTTTTTACGCATGGATCGCTGCACTATTACCGAACCATTAGCCAAGATGCGCTGGACAGCTCCAGAGGCCTCTCCGCGCCATCTACGGCCCAGCTGCGGTACGTTACCAGTATCAACCTTGATGTAGGTAGACATTACGCGGCAAGCTCCAGCACATAATGTGAGTGAGTCACATTGTCAAAGTTTTCATACGGATTTAGCGCTTTGACGGCGTAGTTGCGCCCAGACTGATCAGTCACAGTGTCATTTACTTTGATCTGGTCAGTGTTGGCATACATATCAAACGCCTTGTAAGCACTGATATTGTACGCCACGCTGTTCTCACGGCTCATAGGCAGGATAGTGCACGGCACACCACTCATCACGGCCTGCGTCTTCTGTACCATCCCCTGCGTCTTCATAAGGCGCTTGACGGTCACGGTATGACGTAGCATGTTGGCGCTAATCATACCAAGAACCTCACAAACGGCGCTAATAGCGTCTGCTCTTTCTTTGATACACTGTAGGTCTTCTGGTAGTTGCCCACACGCTCAGATGTGACTGTAGTACCGCCGCTGCTAATCTCCCGCATCATGCCACGCACCATAAGGATAGCGGCCATCTTAACGGCTGCTGGCACGTCTACGAGGCCATACGTGTATGTAATATGGAGTTGGTCGTAGTCTGTGCGCTCGTATTGGTCTTTGTAGCCCGTCGTAGACAGTGTGACGCGGCCGGTCTTGCTATCTATACTGTAGCCGTGTACGTCAGTTAAATCAGCGTCTGTGGTCTCGTCGGTAATCCTACCTTGCTTGATCTTCGACACCTCTTTAATGTACACGTTGTCTAGGAATACCACAGGCCTGTAGTCTTGTATCTCTGTTTCTGTTTTAAGCGACCCAAACCACACACCTGTAATGTCATACAGCCACTGTGGCAGCATGTCGATGTACAGCTGTAGCTCAGCGTCTTTGTCGTTGCCGGTGATACCCAGCTGTTTCTTTATTTCGTCTAATGTAACTATTGCCATAGCTTTATTATCTCCTATAAACAGAAAAGGGGACAGCCTCCAGGCCATCCCCTTCGCAAGTCACAGCCTGTTGGCTATTTCTTGTCCTTGCCAGCACCCTCAGCAGGTGGCTGCTCGTCTTTACCAGCGGCTTCAGCTTCAGCCTTTGCCTTCTCCTCTGCTTCCATCTCAGTGAGAACCTTCTCGTATGGAAACTCTGGCTCATCCTCGAACACGGACAGTTCCCACTCACGAGCGGCGTACTGGTCGCCTGCCTTGTAGCGGGCAATCAGCGCGTCCTTTTCAACTTGCCACTCGGCTTTGTGCTCAGCAATGCGAGCAGCCTGTTCGCGGGCTTCTTCTTGCTCGTGAGTCTCAACGATCTTGTACCGTGGCTCGCCGTCAAAGTAAACCTTTGTCAGCATGTCCAGGTAGTCGAGCTTTTTTTGGGTTACGTGGTACAGGTGGTCACCTGGAACGTAAACGTCCAAACATTCAGTAAATACGATGTGTGCCATTTAGTGTGTCCTTTCTTTTAATTAAGCACCATTAACGCTAGCCATGACGAACCCGTCAGTGATCAGCGGGCTTGCGCCTGTTCGCTTCATCACGCGGAGGCTGTTGCGGCCACTCTCAAAGTCGCCGTTAGCATAACCAAAGTCAATGCGGACGCCGGCAACGTCAGTGATCCAGAAACAGTTTTTGTTCACAAGCCACAGCTCGTCAAAGTTCATAGCAGTGCTATCAACCTCTACGAACGGCAGGCCAAGCAGCTTGTCGTATGGCAGGCCATCGCGCACGTCTTGGGTGTAGATGTAGCGGCCCGTGGTGTCCTTGACAGTGTCAAGCTGCGTAACCAAGTTAGTGTTACCAACCCAGAAAGCGTTGCGGCGGTAGCTAATAGGCATAGCGCGGTAAGCTTTCTTCACAGCGTCGTAGTTGAGCGCTGCAACGTTAGCGCCAAAGTTGATCTTTTGGCTTGCTGGCAAAGCGCTCTTGCGGGTACGAATACCACGTGGCTTGCTTGTGCCGTCACCAGCCAAGAAAGCGATGTTCTCTTGGTAGGCAATCTCTTCAGCGAGTTGCTTGGTCAAAAGCTGCTCAACAACGCTAAACGCGGCTGCGTCCTGCTGAAACTCTTCAGTAAGAGGCACAATACCGGTAAGCTTTTTAGCGACAATATCGAACCCAGAGAAGGTTGCTTTTGTCTTATTGTAGTTGGCCTCTTCAGCTGTCCAAGCTACCTGTGGCCGGCTAACTTGGCCAGGCACACGGAGGTTGGCAGGCGCGTTGCTAATAACGGTAGCGAACTGCCGAATAGGCGCAACGTTCACCATCTTCTCAACGATAGCCTTCTCAATGACAGTAGGCACGAGGTAACCACCGTCAGCCTGTGTGGTGACGTTCTGGCTGTCTGCACGGTAACCCATGCGGCGTACTTCTACGTCAATGTCGGCGTACTCGCGAGCAACTTCGCTGTCGATGCGGCGTAGTTCCTGCGTGTTACCAGTACGAACAGCGTTAAACCATGCACGGGTCTGTGCGCGGCCTCGGTCGCTCTCGCTCATTTCTTTGTTGTGCTCGGTCATCTTGGCGTGTCGGGCAGCACGTGCCTCAGCCTGCTTGCGAGCCTCTGCTTGGCGCTTTTCAATCTCTTCCGCCAATTGTTCCTTTGTGTAAGGCATATTTACGTTTATTCCTTTGTTATCGTTACTTTAATAACCTAATGACTCATCACCTTCATCTTCGGCCAATTCCTTTTCAAACTCTGCAATGATGCGCTCGGCCTCTTCATCGCTGATCGTCTCGGTTTCGTCTACCTGTGTGCTGGCGTCCTCATTGGCCGCTTTATCTTCGGTAGCTTCTGCCTCGGCTTTCGGCTCAGCTTCAGCTGGCGTATCCTCTTCGGTTTTGGCTTCTGGCTTTGGTGCAACTTCGGTGGCTAGCTTTTCTTGGAGAGCTGCTAGCTGCTCTTGCAATGGTTTCATAGCTTCTGCTATTACCGCTTGTAGTTCCTCTTTGTTCATACGTGCCCCTTTTGGTTTAGCTGTTGTATTGTCGAGGGCTGCCTCAAGCTTGCGTGCTTCGCTAAAGTAGCGTTTCATCAAGCCCCTTGCCTCCTCTTCAGATATACTACCATCATTAAGCGCACGAGTGGTAGCCCCTGTGTTAGAGGGAATACCCACCAGGCTAATCTCAAAGAGTTGGTTTTGGAGATACTCCAGCCCTTCGTTTACCAGGTTTTCAAACCCGACACTCCAGGTGCGTAGGAATCCACGCGATACTTTACCCCATGCCCAGTTACCGCCGTACTCGCTCATGTCGTCTACGTCGAACTGCACAATAGCATCGTAGGCTCGCTCGTCAGGCACTGGAATAATCTCCAGGACACGGCCGATATTGCTTGCTGCGTCGCTGTAGTGATCAAGCTGCACAGTTGGGTTGTCCATAAAGCGCTTAAAGTCCCAGCCGTCAAACTTCAGGCTAGTACCATAGCTATCTACAGACTCATCAGTAAACCGGATACGCACGGTGTGGTTATCTTCATCTACTGATTGGGGTACGCTGTTACGTAAAATAATGTTCATGGTTTATCTCCTAGCTTTATTCTATTACTGGTCAACTATTACTGGCAAGAGTACACAACGACAGTTTGGGTGGCTTGGTGGGCCTACCATAGGCTCGTAGTCTACCTTAAGCGTGTGTGTTACAGGATTGCCTGCTTTGCTGGTTGTTGTCACCTCTAGCCTATCGCCTAGCTCCACAAATGGTTTGTTCAGCTCCACGATCTTGCCATTAAGGCTTTGGCAGAATGGGCAGGCGTCACCTAGCTTGGTGTGCCACTCTTTGCCAGTCACAATGTCTGAATCGTCCCAGCCGTATATGTCTGCCTGGCTTGCTGCTCGTACACTCTCAGTGCGTGCAATGCGGTCTGCCCGCTTGCTGCTCATGTCGCCGAATATGTTCTCGACACGGGCACGTAGTTCGTTACGGCTCTCACCCTTGTCGATCCCCTCGGCTAGTGTTAGCAGTATCTGCTTCTGGCTCTCGTCGTTAATGTCTACAGCGATCTTGCGTGCACGCTGCTTCACAAACTCAGAAACGGCCGGCACGTCTTTAGGCGGCTTAAAGTTAGGTAACTGCGCCCATGCGTCCTTGATCTGCTCTTTCATGAGAGTGGTGTATAGCGGCATAAGCGCATCTTGCAAGTTAATGTCCCACTGCTCGTCACTCATAATGAGCGCTAGCTGCTTGTAGACAGGGTCAATGTCACGCTTTGCCAAGCTGCGGTTGCCGTCCTCTACTTCGTTTAGCTCTGCAATGACAGCCTTGCGCTGTGCCTCAAAGTGCTTGCGGGCGGCCTTCCTAAAGCCAGCCTCGTACTTATCAAGCCGTGGCTGCATGTCTGCCACCCGCTTTTCACCTTGATGGAATCTATCAGCGGCTCGCTTCTCTACCCTCTTTTTTTTTTGATCAGCTGCGCGCTTAAGCATAACAGCTAGCTCTCGCCTGGCACGTTTCTTGGCCTCGTCTGCTAGTTTCTTGTCGTCTTGCTCTTTGTTGCCCTGCTCTTTGTCGTCGTCGCTGTCTGATGCTTCAGGCTCTTTGTCTTCAGCCTTTGGCGCTGGCTCGCTCTCTTCGCTCTTGCCTAGCTCTACGCGGCCAGATGGACGATACAGCACGTCACCACCTTCAATAGGCGGCAGGTCTAATGTCTTGCGCACTTCATTAACCGTCATCCAGTTATTGATGGCAGCTGTGTTGGCGCTAGCTTCTACGCTCGAGTCGCTCGGTATAAAGTCTACAAAGGTAAGCTCGAGCGATGGGTCGAACGGATCAATCACGTACTTATTAATAAAGTTACAGAAGGCTCGGACACGTGGCAGCAATGTGTACTTAGCAAAGTGATACTCGGCAGCTTCCATGTTAGCCCTGTTAGCCGACGTGATCATACCAAGCAGCGCTGGAGACACACGAAACATCGCTAGTATCTCGTCACGGCTCAATTTGCGGCCTTCTAGAAAATCCATATCGCGTTGGGTCAAAACGAATTGCTTAGCAGATGCGCCCCCACCAAGGATCATTGGTACATAAGCGTTTTGCCCACCACTGTAAAACTCGATAAGCTGCTGTTTTAGCCGCCTAAACGCTACGTCAGTCATCTGCTTTTCAGACTCAATGATCATACTTGGCCGTGCGCTATTAGCAAAAAAGCGCTGGTTGTAGTCTACAGCCTTATCGTCTGTGTCTACTGCGCCAGCTGCTGCCTGAATAACCGACATACCGTTACGTGGACTAGCCGGGTTTGGCCGGTAGTCACGGTAAAATTGGCGCTCTTTGTCGGTGTTCATCCAGTAGTAGTCACCATAGCGCATAATCTCATCGCCGGTGTCTTTGTTTACCTTGTACTCTACTAGATGAGCAGGCAGTACCGTCAGTGCTGCTGGTAAGCCTCGCATCTCGGTGTTTTCGCCTGTCGGCACAATGTAGCTCTCGCCGTTAATGTTCAAGTAGCTAGCGTGGAGGTACAGCATCTGCATACCATGCTGGCTATCTGTTGGGCTCTGTAGCAAAGAGAGTATAGGATGCTCGGTAATCGTCCTACGGTTACCGTTCCTATCTGTCTTCACGAGTTGAAACTCAACACCACTGAAAGCTTCAGCGATAAAGTCGTTAGCAGCAAAAACCCAGCCTTTGTTGGCTGTGACTTGGCTTGCTTTGTCTTTGTACTCTTTTATTTTGCCACCTTGGAATGATGGCATACCAGCGTTGTACGAATATACTCCGCCGTCATCGCTCAGGTAGTTGGCGCGTGATTCCGCCGGCTTCTCTTGCCGGTTTAGTACTGCGTCGTACACCCTCTGCAATAATCCTTTGTTATTGGTCATTAGCTTATCATCCTATTATTGTTAATAGCGAATCCAAATATCGCCCTCATCCTCATTAGAGATACCCATACAGATACTCCAGAATGAGTCACCATGTCCCTCTGGAGACTCGAGTGCTTGCAAAGCGTTGTCTACCATGAGGAGTTGGCTCGTCTGCCTTTGCTCATTGATCAGATTAATACGGTTGTTGGTTATGAGCATGTCTAGGTTAGCAGCCATCTTGGTTTGGTTTTTGGCGTTTAATGTTACCGGCTCCATAACAGGGTTTAGTAATCCCTGTTCAGCAAATCCCTCAAATTCAGCCCTAGTATTATCATAGTACAGTTTGGAGACATTGAATAGTTCGCATATCTGGTTTAGCTCTTTGTACTGTTTCTCGTACTGCCAGCCGTCCATCCAGAATGAGTATATTTGGCGGTAGCTTATAATCTCGTCGCCGTCTTCTGTCTCGCTGTACTTTTTGATGAATAGCGCGAGGTGGCTTGGGTGGCGTTTCTTGCCAATGTCAAAGCCGCCTACAACTACAGCGTCAGCTAGTGCCTTATTCCAATCTTTCTTTTTCCAGCATAGCTCGGTACTCACGCTCTCTAGGGCTTCACGGTTGATATAGCTGTCTTCGTTATAGACAGGCTGCGCCATGTACTCCTGGTTAAATGTCTTGTCGCCCTGCGCGGCTCTAATCTTCATAAGGTCATCAAACGTATAAAAGTCTGGCCATAGTACCTTCTCTGCCTTCCAGTCTAAAATGGCCGGCGTAAACCATTGGGCAAATAGCGTGCTCAGTCCTTTATCAAAGAAAAAGTCGTCGTTTGTCTGTGGCGTACCTACGACGTAGCACTCACCGCCTTTGTTTACCATAGGCAGCAGCTCTGTAGAGACAATACGGTTGATCTTACGAATAACGGTAGGCTTCAGCTTATTCTCGGGGTCTTTTAGCGGGTCGTCTACATAGATGAGGTTGGCGTGGATACCGCGCTTAAAGGCGAGGAGGCCGGCTGGCTTTACGAGAAACTTGGGGGCTTTGTCGAGTGTTTGGTTTGGGCCTACCTTAGCAAAGCCAAGCACAGAGTCTGTTTGGCTCTTGTAGTTTGTAAGCTCTGAATAGAATGGGTTGATGGCTACGAGGCTACGCACCTTAGATAAGTGGTAGGCTGCTAGCTCGCTGTTATAGCTAAAGTACCAACCCTCTACCGGGCTGCGTCGCTTCTCTCTCTTAAAGCGCAATAAGTGCCACATGAGACGAGCGTACAGGCGTGTGCTCTTAAAGTGGCCACGGCCTGTGATGTACATAGCGTATGGGTGTTTGTCCATGTGCTCGCATACATCAGCAACGTATTGCCCACTCACAAAGTCGCTTTGAAATGAGAGGGCGAAAACATGATTCACAAAGTAGTTAAAGTCATTGACCGCTCTGCGCTCGATCAGCTCCATCGCTGCTGCTGCTTTCAGTTCCAGCAACTCCCTCGATGATTCTTGTAAGTTCGTCATCGCTCATACCCTTAATCGCACCAGATATTTTTACTGTGGTTTCCGACTTGGTCGGTGCTTCAGCCCCTACAAGCTGTGCGGCTTGCTTTAGTGCTGCTAGTGCGTTTGCCCTTTCTCCGTTCTTCATAGCCTCGTAGTACACGTGGTTTATCTTCTCAAGCTGCGTCTCCACAAAGTCTGGCATTTGATCCTCATATGAGGCTTTGATACGCTTTTTGGCTGCTGCAATGTACTTTTGGGCTTGGCGCTCGCCAATACCCCATTGCTGCTTGATCGTCTGCTTGATGATTGATGTGCGCGCACCGTTCAGTATCTGTGTGAGTACCATCTCAAGCCGCATGTCCGTTATCTCTGCGTCTTTAATATCGTTTTTTGTTATATCTAGATGCTTAACCGGCGGCACTTTCGTCTCAGTGTCGCTTTTTGCATCTAGGCCGCGTTTTTTCGTCTTTGCCATGATCACATTATACACCAAAAGAAAGAGACGCAACAATTGCTGCGTCTCACCATAAAGGAGGAATCTGGCAGCTGCGCCCACACACAGCTACCAAATATTCTACACCTTGTGCCAGTCTTTGCCAAGTACCCCTTTTGTACAGTCAAATACTTCGTCTGCGATATACCCACCAAGCTTGTAGTCTTTGCGGTAGACGATGTAGTTGTAACGTCGTGCAACCGCCTTTTGTTTTAAGCCTTCGAGTGTACCGTAGCTAAATACCTCGCCGTTACTCAGCCGGCGCGCTACCCACACGCCAGCTGGTATACCGATGCCTTTTGACTCATTGTCTCGGTACTTTATCTCTACTGTTTCGTAGTCCATGTTTGTTTTGCCTGTTTGTTAAAATGGAATGTCTGCGAGATTAATATCAGACACAGGTGCTGGCTCATCGTAGTTAGCTTGTGGCGCTGTTTGGGTGCTGCTACCATCGCTATTGTTCTTGCCACCGATGAAAGCAAACTCATCAACCACCACATCGATCCTACTACGGTTGTTGCCGTCTTTATCTTGCCAGCGGCTTTGATTAAGTCGTCCAGAGACAAGCAGCGCGTCACCTTTGTGGAGGTACTGCGCGATCGTCTCACCGCCTTTATTCCATGCTGTACAGTCAATGTACGCAACATCATCGTTTCGACCGTTTACTGCGAGCGTAAAGCTGGTAACGCTGTGCCCGCTGTTTGTTTGTTTTGTTTCAGGGTCACGGACTAGGTTGCCCATTACCACTGCTTTGCTAAAACCTTTTGCCACTTCTATTGTCCTTTCTACTCTACGGCTACTTTAGTTTTCTCAATCGCTGCTATTGGCGGCAGCATCCCGATGATTTTGTCGGCTAGCTCCTCATCGAGTTTGGCAGCATCTTGGTACTTTGTCGATAGCTCGTAGTCTTCTGCGAATGAGTTGTACTCAGACACCCAGAAGGTACGGTTTTTGCCAAAGTAACCTTGATATTCAACACTCACGTAGTACTTTGTGTTCTGTCGCTTGTCGAGAGGTGTGGCGGCAAACTCTGTAAGGAGGTTAAATAGACGCTTGCGTTTATTGGCTTGCAACATCTTGAAATGCTCAGTGTCGGTATCAATCAAAAAACGACAACTCTTTTCTATGTACGCATAGCGGTAATCGTCCTTGTCATCAACATAGTAGTAGTGCACGTCGTCGGTATAAAGCTTAAGCCCCATGTCGGCTAATTGCTGTTCAATTTCACTGATCGTCATCGTTCTACCTTCTCAAGCTCGAATTTTTTACCGGTGATCTTACTAACACGATCTGCGATTATCCCAGCCGTTGCCTTTGGGTGGTGCAATGCTTCGACAACATCAATATCAAGTGCCAACCGTTCACCATCTTTGCCATAGCCACAGACATACAACTTGTGCCCGACATTTTCGTTTTCTTCAAACACTGTGTATACACGGTAGTTGTAATCTTCGCGCTTCTCAATTGGAGTAGTCGCAAACTCGAACAGCAAAGCCATGAGCGATAGGCCGTCTTCGTCGTCAATCCTGGATATGCTCGAGAGAGATGTATCGATACTTCGCATCATAAACCGTGACACACTAGCGTATGTCTCGCCGTCTTTTATAACGTAATATGCACTGCTAGTATGCTCGACACTATAGCCAAGCGCCATTACCTGCTCTTTAAACTCACTTGCTGTCATAGATTACCTGCCTTAATTTTATAGTTAGTTTTGACTGTTTCGAGGTGCTGCGCGATCTTCTCGGCAAACTCCATGGCGCGTAGGTCTGTGAGGCCTTCTACCTTAAACTCGATTGCGTCGATGGCGGCCATCACCTTCTCTTTGTCGGGCGCTGCCGCTGCCTTGCGAGCTTCCTCGGCTGCTTTAGCTTCCGCCTCAGCCTTGGCGCGCTCTTCTGCTTCCTTTTCAGCGCGGAGTCGTGCGGCTTCTGCTTCCGCTTCTGCTTGCTTGCGCCTGGCTTCTGCCGCTTCAGCTTCAGCTTTGGCTGCACGCTCAGCTTCTGCCTTACGCTTGGCCTCTTCAGCCTCTGCTGCTGCTTTGGCGTCTTCGTTGGCTTGCTTCAGCTGCGCGAGCAATTGCTCGAATTTCTCATCGCTCAAGCTCGTAAGTGTCGGCTCGTACAAACTAATGTCATCTGTGTACATCATCAGCTTGGCGCGTCGAGCTGCCAGCTTCTCCTCTTGCTGTTTCTTCAAGAGGTTTTCGGCGAACTTCTCTTGATCTTCGAGATATTTCTCAGCTTCGCCGATAATCTTTGCCGCTTCACGGTTTACAAAGTCGATTGCCTTTGACTGCTTCAACACGTCTGCCTTCAAAAAGTCGTGCGTCTTTTTGATCTTCACACGTTTGCCTCGGAGTGCAAGCCGCATCTTGCGAGCTTTCTGCATCTCCTCTTTTTGTGATACGTCAGTTACCACAATGTCTTTGTAAGTGGCGAGAATCTCGCCAACTTCAGTGAATGGTGCGCCGTAAGCCTTAATAAGCTGCTCGGCATCTGTAATCTCCAGCCCTGATTTTACGAGGCCGTCGCGAATGTCTAGCACTTGGCTATTTGTTGCCATCATTTGCCCCCTTTCTTATTTGTTCAATGTCGCGCCGCACACGGGCTACTGCCTCGCGTCCATGCGCTGCTGTGTACGCCATAAGCTGTTCGAATAATTCTTCTGCGTTTGTCACCTCTGGCAAGTCGTTCTTGTCTTTGCCAAAGCCTTCAATCACAGTGTCTGCTACGATCAGCATGAGGGCGCGCATCTTTGGGTCTACTTCCACTTTACCCCCTTTGTTTTACTATTGTTGTTCGAGTGCGAGCTTTTGGATTTTCTTACGCTTCCTCAAGTCAGCCTTAATGTCATCAATGACGTGAGTAGCTTCAAGAGTCCAGGTGGCCCGGTTTTGCATGATTGCAAGGTCTACAATGTCTTCTGCGGTCAAATCAACCTTGCTATTTTTGTTGTTTATTTGCTCAAGCAAGATGGTGCGAGCTGCTTCGCACGCCATGTACATCATAGCTGCACGCATTACCTTGCTACGGTCTTCGATACGGTTTTGTAAATTGGCCATGTGGTCTTTACTCCTAATTTTTAATGTTCAAGTTTAGTTGTGTTATGCGTAATAGTTCTTTCTCGCCCTGTTTGCTATCCTTTCGTCTTACTTATCTGCTCTTATTATAGCAAATGCACGACGAAAAACAATAGAAATTACAAAGATTTTTACTTTTCGTCTGTGGAAAAGTCGATAGTAGCAAAGTCGTCGATCGCTTTATCTGGATCACCGTTAGTGTATACCATTACGTCTGTATGGATACGGGCCACTTTGCGCACGTTGTTGAAATTCTTGGCTGCGTACTTGCTCGTGTCTGTGTTCTCTATAAAGATAATGTGGTTGTACAGGTCAACTTGGCCGTTGTAGTCGTCGATATAGCACTTTGTAAGGTGTGGTATGTCATTGATCGCGCCGCCGTTCTTTACGTCGCTACGCTCGTAGTTGCCAATGGCGATGATAAAGCGGTTAGGCTTCATTTTCTTTGCTAAGTCGGACAGCAACAGGTCACTATGCTTATCTTCTGTGTTCATGTCGTATAGCACCAGGTCTACTGTCTTATCTGGATGATCGATAAAATAACCGGTAATGTCGCCGTTCACGTAGGCTAGCCCACCATCGTCTGGCGTGAGTATCTCGGCTGCTTCAGCTTCTAAATCTGCATCGTTCGCTTGTAGGCCAATAAAGTTGTAGCCGTTTTTAGCCGCTACGAGGCCCGGTGCGCCGTTTGTTGGGTTAAGATGCATAATGAGGCCACCCTGCGGACAAAACCACTCATACAGCGTCTGGTACAGCGTGGGGCTACGTTCTCCGGTGTCTACTCCCGACTCTGCCCATAACTCATCGCTTTTGATCCAGTCTAGCTTGCGCCCGTCTATGACAGACTCAGGTATTAACTTTGTGCCACTTGGCGATATGAGACGTTCGGTGTCTAGGTCTTTAATTTCTAGTTTGTCTAGCCGTAGCTCCAGGTAGTCTTGGTCTAGCTTTAGCTCGTCTAGAATCTCTTCTAGCTTCAGTTCGTCATAACGGCCGCTAATGGCCTGGCTGTTTAGTAGGACATTTAGCTTGATCTTGTCGTGCTCGTCTAGATTAAGGCGGATACATGGCACGTCAATCAGGCCGGCGGCTTGGGCTGCTCGTGTGCGTTGGTGGCCGCCAATGATCGTGTTGTCATGATTGATAATTACAGGGTCGACGAGGCCAAACGTCTTTATAGACGACACAAGCCCCGCAAACTCATCTTTATCGATAATGCGGGGGTTTCTCTCGTCAAACTTTAGTTGGTTTATATTGATGTGCTCGATCTTCATGGTATCCTTTCTAAAATGATAAGGGCCGCGTGGGACAAGCTGCACGGCCCTTATCTGTATATTAGCACAAACCTAGTTCTTTGGCTTTATCTTTAGCGCCTTGGCCTTTTGTAGCTGTTAGCTGCTTGCTCTCATCCTCGGTAATAGGCTCTACGATGTAATCGCCAGACGCTCCGGCGATCTGATCAATCACACATAGGCCGCCAGAGTGACCAAGCACGGTGTTGTTATAGACAGTTACACGTGCCTGTACTGGCTTGCCGGCGAGAAACTTCCAGCCTTTCTTGGTGACAATCCAGGTACGTGGGATATGTTTGCCTTTGGCGTCTTTTACCTTTGCTACTAGTCCGTGGAGTCGCAACTTGGTCATTTGTGTGCGTACAGAAAATGGCCGGTCAATCTCGCCAGAGTCGACGTGGCGCGGGCTGCTTTGGTGCTCTGCTGCTTGGCGGGCTGTAATGCGCCCCATGTCCTTCAGCATGTAAACCATAGCTGGTGTGATCTTATACTTGTAAAGCTGGATCTTGCGGCCACAGTGCTTGCATGTGCCGTTGTTATCGCGTGCTTCAAGGATTGCTTTTACTGTCGTTTCAGTTTTGCCTGCCATGTTACATTTTCTCCAAGTAGCTATCTACTAGTGCTTCACTCAGCATCTGGTCTACGTCGTCCCACTCTTGCTGTTCTTGCTTGCGTCGATTGATAAAGTTTTTGATTGTGTTGATAATACTCATTTGGCTTTTGTCCTTTCGCCTTAAGTTGTTGATAGTTTCAGTATATATGCTCGACGTTAGAAAGTCAACACTTTTTTAAAGAAAAACCCAACTTTATTGTTGGGTGTTCTCCTCGATCCACTTTTTGATGAAAGCGTCACGCTCTTGCTTATTAGCCATACGCTTGTAGTCGTGCCCGCACTCATCGCGCCAAGCCCTGTTAGCTTCAGCTTCTGGCCCTTTACTGCGGTTGTCCTTCTGGCCGCCCATGGCAAGGCGCTGCTCAGGACGAACTACCGGCCCTTCTGGCTTTGTGTAGTCGATACTTGCTAGCCGTCCTTTACCTAGGTAGTGTATTTGGCCCTTTGAGTCTTGGATGGCTACCAGCCCCGCGTCTGCTGCTAGTTCGCGGATCTTATCGGGTGATTGCTCCATTAGTTCGATTTTTTCACCGTCGTAGGTGGTAAGTGCATATGGCATTGTGTTTTCTCCCTTCTCTTTTAGTATACCTTATACTTACGTTGCTGTTCTTCTCTCATACGGCGCATACCGTTCTCGATAGCTTTTGCCTTATGGATCATGTCAAGTTCATTGCCAATCTCCGGTTTATACTTGTACTCCCACGAACGGTAATTGATACGTAGAAAGTCAAAGTATTTGATACACCAGTCGTCGCCTCGTACGTCCTCTAGGCGCTTTACGTGCTTTTGTGCTGTTGCGTTGTTCTTGATAGAGATGCCAAGCGCTTTGGCTGCGTCATAGAAAGCCTTTAGCACAGGGTCATAACCTTTACGGTCGCTTGTGCGCGGCGTAGCAAGCGGGCTGTCTGCTACTGATGCCGGCACGTTCTGCTGTACGGTTGCTACAGCGCTGGTTTGTGCCGACGTATTAGCGGGCAATTGTTGTGCTTGTATATTTTGCTGCTTTTGTGCTTCCTCTTCTGCCTTTCGTGCGTCTGATTCGGCGATTACCTCCATTTCTAATTTATGATACAAATTACCGTCTATGACATTGCCGCGGCGGTCGTAGTTGTCTGCTTGAATGTTCTTTGTCTGTAGTGCACACTGTTCTGCCGTTGTAAGTTCACGCGGCGCTTTAGGTACAACGGCTACTGGCTCTTCGTGTATTTCATCTTCTGGCTCTTCGTTCTCAACAGACACACTTTGGCTGCCAGTAATCATATCTTCATATTTGGCAGCGTTTTCGTAGTCGCCTTTTTTTCGCAAAGTAGCAATAAACGCCCATTGTGTGTCTTCATCTTGCCCCATGAAAGCCTCGTCACGGTTTTTAATCTTTTGTTGCTCTCTATACTCTTTAGCAAAGCTAGTAGGTTTTTTGTCTCCGTCAAGCTCCCCGTCGTACTCGCGCTCTTCGGTAGTCGGTTCGCTGTGCTCTACGTCGTCGTAATCGTATGCGTTCTCTTTTGTTTGTTTCTCTTCTGTTTTGCGGATATATTGCCGCTTGGTTGGCTTAAGCTGTGTGCCATCTGGCAGGCGCACTTGTCTCGCCTCTCTGTCTACCTCTAGTAACGGGTAAATACCCTTGCGTTTCTTTACAACACCATCGCCGTAAAGGTCTACTCTTATCCAGCCGGCCATCTTAAGTAGGCGCAAATGATTTTTGATTGTCTTGATACTACACTCTTGCCAGTCAGCTAGTTGCTCATTGGTTGGGTGCGCGTAGCCCTTTTTACGAGCTAAATATTCGATTAAACAATATAGGTTTGCAATTGTGTCATTGCATCGTCTACCTTCAGCTAGTTCAGCACCAATCATAGGTCGGTAGCCGTTGCGGTAAAACATCTTTTCTTCTGGTATGTCCTGTTCGTACATGTTTGGTTTGCCTTTCTAGAAACGAAAACCGCCTACCGAGATAGAACTTGCTTGATAGGCGGTAAGCGGTTTACGTCTCCGTTCTATCTTGTCTATCAAGCTGTCCTTATTCCCGCCAACATGCTAACTTCTCCTCACTGTGTCCGCGCCCTGCCCCCCCCGCCCCCGCGCCGCCCCCACGCCCCCGCGCAGGGGGCGTAATGGGGCTGTTTTGTGACACGCCAAAAAATTGTGGCGCAGATGCTTGTATAACATGCTTGTAATGATGCTTTATGTGCTCTATGCTTATGGGCCCCCAATTTACCCTATAGTGTCCCCAGATTTACCCTATAGTGTCCCCGCAATTACCCTAAGTGTCCCCAGATTTACCCTATAGTGTCCCCAGATTTACCCTATAGTATAAAAAGCGAAGTTAAAAAATGTAGACTTTTTCAAAAAATTTATTGACTCTCAACGTCGTGCATGCTACTATAAGACCAGCTAAAGATTAAAAGAAAGGACAAAATCAATGGCTAAAAACACTAACACAACAAACACAAATATTATTAATAAGGTAACCAAACCATTCGCAAAGGGCCTTACCATCCTTGACTTGGTAGCCCGCCTCGCACTTGGAATCGCAGTATGGTTTGTGCCAGTTCCTAAATTCATGGTATACGCCGCTACGTTCTTGGGCGCTGTTGCAGCCTTCCAAACAGCTGCTATGCTATGGAAGGCACAAAAATAATCACCTAGTGCCTTATGAACAATAATTATAGGTGGGAAAGGATGACGGACGGAGTGAAAGCCGCAACCGGAATCATAGCAATACTATTAGCCTTAATGGCAGTACCTCACATCAACAAATCGGCAATATCGACAAAGTACGAAGCGACGCCGGAACGTAAAGAGCAGCAAGGCGAAGTTGCAAAGCGCCTCGAGAAGCTCGGTATAGAGACGCGCCAACAAATTGAGGCTAAAGCCAAGATTGACGCAGAAAATCGGGCCAAAGAGGAAGCGCAACTACAAGCCAAGCTGGCCGCAGAGGCAGAGGCTAAGACATGGACAGTGTCCACCTCGCCTCACGCCAAGGTGTCAGTGGCTCGCATTAATGAGACGCTGGCCATCCTACGAGAGCTAGGACTCACCAAGATGGGTGCAGCCTACCTTGTCGGTAACTTTATCGCTGAAAGCTATGTAACGCCATGTGGTGTACGAGGCGACGGCGGAGTAGCAGACGGGTTGGCGCAATGGCATCCAGGTAGGCGTGTAGACATGCCTTGTGGCTTGCGTGAGCAGCTCGTATGGGCTGTAAACGTAGAAATGCCACGGGACGCCGCAAATGGCGGTTATCCAAGCCTAGCGGCCCGCTTACGCGATCCTAATGAGACGCCACAAGGTATCTTGCTAGGATTTAAGCAGTGGGAGCGCTACGGGCTCGAAGGCAACCGCGCAGTGTACGCTAAACAGGTGTACGAGTCACTCGGTAAGTAGATAGCCGAACAAACAACGAAACAGCCACTATGCGAGGGTGGCTGTTTTGTATTGGTTCGGTTATTATATGAGTATGGTATTATTTAATAATTTTAGAATTTAATAAGGGAAGTAACGAAATGGACATACCAGACGGAGCTTTTGACTGGAAAACAAACGGGTACACTCCCGTGTTTAATGATGAATTTAAAGCACCAACATTAGACAGGTCAAAATGGCGAACGATTGAAGGCGGCGAGATTGTAACGCAGCGCAAGTCGTATATGGACTTTAACACCAACGGGCGTATAGAAGACGGTTCGGTTGTGTTCAAGGCTACGAGAGAAGCTGGCAAAGTAGTCAACGGCACGGCGTATGACTTTTTCTCTGCTGCAATCCAGAGCGTCAAAAAGTTTTCAGGCGTCTTGTACTTTGAAGCGCGCATGGCGCTGCCGACCAAATCAAGGTGGATGTCCTCGATGTTCAAACTCGTGCCGACAATTCCTACAGAGTATAACAGCTGGCTAAAGCGTATTGAGGTTACTATTACCTCATCACCACAAGATGATGGTAGTTTTATTGCTTGTGAGTACGTTTGTGGCGGTACAACTCGCGGTAGCTTTATTACTGGCACATTTAAAAAGCCAATTATTGGTGTAGATAGCTTTCACACATATGCCTTCTCGATTGAAGAGGATCGCATAAAGTTTATCTATGACGGTGAAGTTGTTTTGGAAAAGGTTATAGCAGGCGAAACTATCAACGGCCAAATCATGGTGGGCGCTAAACCGTTTGATACTATTGAATGGCAGCCGCACGTCGGCCTAGAGTTTCGTGGGCCATGGATTGCTGGTCTAGCAGAGATGCTACCTCAAGAAATGAAAGTGGACTACGTCCGTGTCTTTGTACAGGGCGCAGAGGAAGAGGAGAAGGTGGGCAACACTATCAGAGGTAAAAAGATGCGCTTGATCCAAGGCTAAAAGTTATCCACAGCCTATAGAAAAAATACCGGCAAAAAGTCGGTATTTTCTATTGCATTATGCACGACGTTGCGCTATTATAAGTACATAAGCAAACGGGGCGAGAGCAAGACGAACTTTGCAACTTAACAATTAGGCTAGAAACCAAATTTAAAAGAAAGGATAAAGTAATTATGGAAACTAAAGTAATTGCGACTATCGGCAAGATCGCCGCTATAGTCGGGTGTGCAGCGTCACTTACGCTGGCCTACATGGCAATCTTACAATTTAATATTTTAGCTGTGTTCTTTATTGCAGCCGCATCATTCAACGTTTGGCTATTCTGTGAGTGTGACGTAAACGACAGGATCGCAAGGAAGGTGGTACGATAATATGCCGTTTTTGATTATTATCTTACTGATCCTCTTTTTGCCGTTACTCGCCTCACCAATAGTACTTCTATTGGCAGTGCTGTTTGTTGTTACGTACATTTGTTTGACAATTTCAGACTACATCGCAAAGCGCAACCCAAAGTACGCAGCTTGGCGCGAGAAGCGACGCGCAGCCAAAGAAAAGGCGCAGATTGAACTGGACGCCATCAAGGAAGCTATGCGGCTTGATAAGGAAGAACACCAGCGCAAGGTACACGAGCGGGCTTTGGAGATTAACCGTGGCGTCAAACAAAGCAAATAAAGCAAAGATTAGGATAAAGCTCAAGGTATACAGAGAGCAGCTATACTACATGGCAGAGGCGCTGGAGCTTATAGATGACAAGCTACACGGCGATAGCGCCAACGAATATGTTGCAGATGCTATCGGCAATATCGATAAAGCGCGAAATATGCTTTTTCTAGCAGTCGAAGAGCTTGAAACAAAGAAACATAAAGGGGAATAAATGAACTACAACACACCAAAACTAAACCAAGAAACAAACGACAAATGGGCGCAGTTCGACACATTAAGCGATCACTTGCGCGGATATTGTAAACACCAAACGGAGGAGAGTATGGCAGAGTACAAAAAACACATTGGGCAAGGTAATGACATGATGGTAGACCAGCTGGCATTACCACGTGAGAATCTGAAGGGTTACAGCCCCGAACCACACGAAGACTTTGCAGCACCAGAGAGCGAGTCAGTACAAGACGCATTGTTTGAGATGCAAGAGGTTGTGGACGGCCTGCCTGAAGAGGAGCTACAGACCTACAAGGATCAGATGCTTGCAGAGATTAGCGACCGTGAGGCAATCGTGGACGCAATCAACCGCCGGCTCGATACCGTGCAGGCACAGCAATACACACGCGGCGTACGCACCGCAATCACCAAGCAAGTGAAGATGTAATGTACAAATACACAATCATGTTTCGCCAGCGCCAACGCGAGAAGCCACGAGAGTTTGTGACTGAAGCGGAAGGCGCTCGCGAGGCGCTCAAAAAGCTTGAACAACAAAAAGGTATGATTTTCTCATACCGAATAACAAACGTAGAAAGGATAAAGAGTGCTTGAAGACTTGAAAAGCAACGACGGCGAAGACAGCGTAAAGACTGTAGACCAGGCAGTAGCGCTGCTCGGTGAAGTGCAAGACTGGCTTATTAAAGAGCTTGCGCGGCCGCAGTATTACCGAAAGCAACTAGCCGAAGCAATTACAGACATTGAAAAGGCTATAGACTTAACAATCGATTATGGCGAGAAGATGGGAGAGTGGGAATGAAACAGCAAATACTCGAAGTGCTCGACAAATCGACAAATAACGGTATGAAGGCAGACGAGATTATGGAGATTGTCCGCAAATGGACGGTTGATAATCTGAACGATGTTCTTTACGACGACAAAGACGGCGACATTAGTGCGCCGGCTTTTTTCGACGATATAAAAATATTTATGATTGGGAGGTTACGATGAGTGAGAAATGGCGAAGCAGCGCACTGTGCGCACAAACAGACCCGGAAGCTTTCTTCCCGGCAAACAAAGCGTACGCTGATGAGTATAACGGATACAATAACTATAATGACGCACGCAAAATCTGTGCAGAGTGCCCGGTAAGGGGCGAGTGCCTAGCAGATGCGCTTATGACTGGCGACGTAGAGTATGGTATGCGTGGCGGGCTAACACCACGAGAGCGTATGGGTATCTTGGCGACAAAGGTGGCGATGTATGATTAATAGCGAAAGGGCAGTCGAGATTTTGGAGATTCAACTGAACAATATAGAGTTTGCAGGGCATCAGCTAGCTATAGCAACCCATGAATGTGAACACAAGCTTATCGGTGAAGAGAAAAAAGTAGCCGCAGCAATATTGCATATAAACGATGCAGCCAATATTGTTAATGAGCTTATAAAAAAGGTAGAGGACGAATACGATGACGAGTAAAGATTATATAACCACGTTAGAGTTGATCGACGAGCTAACAGCGGCTGGGTTTCGGGCACTCGTACAAAATGAGCCCCATGGTGTGTTTGTGAACGTGTACGATGATAGCTGGGATGCTGGAAGTGTACAAGTAGACAAGATATATAGCATGAAGGTAACAACTAACGCAGCGCCAGACTATCGGAAATATCTACTTAATACCTTGTATAGATACGCATCAACCCCGCTAGATAAGCGAGATGAGCCGCTATATAAAATCGGCATCAAAGATACTACACTATATCTTATACATATCAACGATAGAGAGATGACGGTTACCGCAAACGAAAAGGCTGCCAAGGCCTATAGAGGGGCGAAAGTGGACGATATTATCGACTCGCTAAAAGAACGTGGCGTAACCGCGTTTGCAAAGGAAGTTAAAAATGTTACTGACTAAATACAAAGTACAAGAGCTAGTCGAAGATGCAAAGATTGATCTAGATAAGCTAGAGAAGTACGCGGGCGTTAAAGAAATTAACGATGATAGTATTGTTTTAGTATACACTGCTATTGCTATGTTAAAAAACCACATTATAGACAATCTAGGGAGGCTATAAATGATCCAAGACGTAAACAAAGCCACTGGCGAGCTGTGCGAACTAGACGCTAGCACGCCAGAGTCTGCTGCTATCGCCTACGAATATCTAACACAGATGGAGGCGATGGCGCGGCGGATGAAGCAGCACATCAAGCAAGATATGTTAGTGCGTATGGGCGACGATGAAGAGCTGGACGCCGGCAACGGTTATGTTTTCAAGTTCTCTAGCCGGGCCAGCAAGTATGTCTACCACAAGCCAACACTCAAGAAATACCTGGATGAGGACGCTATGGACTCTATCAGTGTGGTTGACGTTAAGGCGGCGGACAAGCTCGTAAAAGAGCTTAAAGAGTCCGGCGTATTAAGCGATGAGGAGATTAAAGAGCTAAACGACGCAAAGTATGTAGAGAACTACACAAGCGTGTTTAAGCTGGAGGTGCAGTGATGCATCTACGACTATTCAAAAAGCGCATCAAACAGTCACTGAATTGGAAAAAACTACCAAGTAACCTTAAGCCTAGATACATTCTAGAAGAAATGGAGAGCTATGCAGAGAAGGCCAAAAAGCGCAAAAGCAGAGGCAAGCATACACGCACGGGTAGCGGATCACATCAAGATTAAGTGGCCGTTTGCGGTGTTTCATACAGACTATGCGGCTGGCCTTAAGATGACTATAGGCCAGTCCGCACAGAACAAACGGCTACAAAGCGGGCGTGGTTATCCAGACTTAACGATACTAGAGCCTGTGAACGGCTTGCACGGCCTTCTCATCGAGCTAAAGCGCGAAGATGTACATTTGTACGCCCGTAGGAGCGGCAGCAAAGTGCGAGAGGGCGACTACAAGGTACGTAAGGCTGGCGACTGGGCGAACAGGCACTACGAAGAGCAGGCGGCTATGTTGCTTGAGCTACTAAAGCGCGGCTACTACGCTACGTTTGCTTGCGGCTACGATGAGGCGGCAGGAATCGTTGATGAATATCTATCTGGGGGTATACATACCAAGCACCGGTTTGAACTGGTACGAGAGTATGAGATGGTATTTGAAAACTACAAAATAGACACTAATAATAACGAAGAGGTATTTTAATGACACCAGGGCAAAAGCGAGCCAAAAAGCTGCTAGATAGCGACCCTAACTACTACAAAAAGATAGCAGAAAAGTCAAAACAATCACAAAAACGATACAAAATGAACACAAAAAAAGCAACGATTGCAGCATGGAAGCGGTGGCACAAAGATGAGCCGCTACCGGAATGGATCGAGCAAATGGCTGAATAAAACCAGCCATTTTGCTTGACTTATGCACGACGTTGATATACAATAGAAACGTAATATAAAACGAAAGGACAAGATATGGCTGAAACACAACAGCTAAACCTTTACCAAAAGCTTGCCAAGATAACTGGCGAGATTGGGGTTATTGCCAAAGATGGTAATAACCAACAACAAAAGTATAAATATATCGAGTACGAAACCATTGCTGGTAAGTTCCGTGAGCTTTTCAGTAAGTACGGTGTTGTACTTATTCCAAGTATGGTCGAGCAGGAGCGTAGCGCTATTACGACTAGCCGGGGAAGTTCCGGAGTAAGTACTGTATGTCACTTTGAATTTACAGTGGTAAACGCCGACAAGCCAGACGATCGTTTTGTCGTTAAGTGGCAAGGTGAGGCAGCCGACTATGGCGACAAGGCTACCAATAAGGCAGCAACAGCAGCAGTTAAGTACTACTTGATGCGCCAATTTAACATCAGCAGCAAGGGTGACGAAGACCCGGACAGCCAGACGCCAGAGGTTGCGCAAAAGCAACAAAAGCCACAAAAGCCGGCGATGGCCAGTGTGCGCCAGATTACAGCGGTAAGCAAGCTGCTCGCAAATAAGGGTGTTACAAACGGTGAGGATCGCAAAGCTATCTTGGGTGCTGCTATCGGCGGCAAAGGTGCTGTGCTTGATCCTAGTAAAATCACAGTGGTTAAGTTGAAAGAGGTGGAGAACCGTATCAACAACGCCACGCTCGATCAACTACTAGCATCAATCGATAAACAACCAGAGCAGCCGGCGGTAGATGAGTTTGACGCGCCAGTTGATTTTGATAACATACCGGAGTTTTAGTAATGGTAGACAGCAGACAATGTGCGGATATGGCAAAGCGGGTGTTAAGTATGTATACCGAACCCCTTCCATCTCCAAAAAGTAACGTGAACGTCCAAATAAAGCAGTTTAAAGATGGTAAATGGGGCTGGGTGGTGTATGATGGCTCGCTGGAGCTTTCACACTCCACACGGCCTTATGAGACGAGCCAGGACGCGTCAGATGGCGCTGTGCGGTACTTACACTATCTTGGCCGGCACGTTCTTGCGGCGCTTGGATACACAAACAAAAAAGCATCATATCATGGTAATTACTCGGAGAAAATTTAATGATGATCACAATCGATTTTGTAAAGCTGTTTGTGTGGTTTTACCTCATCTGTACTATTATCACAGGTGTAACCTATACATTCAAAATTCTAAAAGCAGAATCAAAGGGCGAGGCAATAGGTAACGCTATTGGCGTTATCATCATATCCATTGCTACATACCTGCTCGTAAAAGCCTATCTGTAGTTATCCACAGGTAATGAACAAAGCCGGCAATAATGTCGGCTTTTTCTATTGCATTATGCACGACGCTAGCGTACTATAGAAACATAAAGGTAAACAGAAAGGACATATAGCTTTGACTATCAAAGAACAAATACGTTATGGCGTGTTATATACATCACGCTTTATGTACTATGCGCATGTAGAAGATAAAGACGGCGTGCTTTATTTCAGGTCAGAGGGCGAGATTGTCGACGTGTACGACTATAGCGACGCTGCCAAGCAAATAGAGGCCGAAATGGACGAGCACCATTTAAATAAAGCCACAGTGTACGTGGATACAGAGGAGTGCTTTACCGTTATCAGAGGCTAGAAATGGGAAACCCCCCCCCCCTTTTTTTTTTTCAAGGGGGGGGGAAAAGGGGGGAAAGGGGGGGGGGGA